CACCAGCCTGCTTACCATGCCGCCTCAGCAGCACATTATCAGACTTCCTCACACTAGGAAGATCCAGCATACCAGTAACAGCCACCAGACCGAAATCAGAAGCCCCACCCACAGTAAGCCCAGCGTAATCTATCTGCCAATCCTCAGAAACAGCCATAATAACCCCTTAATAGCTTCCAGTTAAGTAAGCCCACGCTAACTCCTGACCTATCTCAAACGGATCAGCGTCAGTCTGCACATTCACAACAATCTCAGCCCCAGAACCATCACCACGCTCCAAAGGACGCACCTCAGCACCAGCAGGAAGATTCAAGAACTCAGGACCAGCCTCACCCACCATCACAGTACCAGACCTCGTAAGAGTACCACCAGACTGCAGACCAGGAATGCTAATATCGGGAATTATATCCCCAGAGTCCCACCGCTTACCACCAACAAGAGGAACCCAACCAGGTATACTAAGGTTAATAGTAGGGTCTATAGCATTCCACGCATCTTGTATAGAACTCAAGACACCCTTAAACGCATTCCAGATACCGTCAAAGGCACCCAGAGAAGCCGTAGCAATACGAGCAGGCAGCTCAGTAACGAAAGTTACTATAGCATCTATCTTCTCCACCACCCAATCATAAGCAGTAGTCATAGCGCCAGAAACAGAATCAAAGACCCCCACAGCAGCATCCTTAACCTTACCAGGAAGATTAGTAAACAAGATCACAATATCAGCCAGCGCATTAAACACAGCCGTATAAATGCCCCAGACTGCAGCAATCATATCCAGAGTAAACGTAATAAACTTAGTAATAGCAGTAAACATCACCTCAAATATAGGAGGCACGTTATCCTTCAGCCAGTTAAACGCATCTTTAGACGCATCCCAAACAGCTACGAGAACGTCCACAATACCACTCAGGATAGGAGGCACGTTATCCTTCAACCAATTAAACGCCACCACAGCAGCATCCTTCATAGCATCAACAGCAGTACGAAACCAGCCCACATTCTGATAAGCCCAAACAAGACCAGCCACCACAAGCCCCAGAGCCACCACGATAGCAGCGAAAGGAGCAGCAGCCGCAATAACACCAGCAGCCATAGCCAGCCAGCCAGCAGCAGCCGTATACAGAGCAGCAGCCTTAGCGAATAGAGCAGGAACGAGCACAGCTATGATCACCGTAGCTATACCAGCCATAATAGGCTGATTACGCTCCATCCAATCAGTAATAGGCTTAGCAGCATTCAGAACGAGATCCAGCACACCCTTAAGACCATCCTCAGCGAACGCATCATACAGAGCCTTAACAGCACCCACAAGCTCCTCACCTATCAACACTATCCAAGGCTCAAGCACCACCCACAACTCCACAGCAGAATCCTTAACATCCAACAAAGCAGGCAAAATCTGCTTCACGAACGTATCCCGCAAACTCTCAAAAGCAGCCACCAGCTTAGTCTTAATCTTAGACGCCAAAGGACGCAACGTATCAGCCCACAAAGACTTAGCCTTCTCAGCCATAAGCCCTAAAGCAGGAATCAGCTTCTCATTAGCAAACACCGTAAGACGATTAAACACAGGCAGAAGGTTACTAGCTATAGTCTCCTTCAGCTCCATCATCGTAACCTTCAAGCTATTCTGACGTAAAGCAGCATCCTCACCACCATCAGCCCAAGCAGCCTGGGCATCAGTAGACTTCTCCATAATGAGAGCCTGAGTAGCCAGAGCCTTGTCCATCTGAGTAATCTCATCACGACCATCAGCCTTAGCTAACGTCAAAGCACGAGTGTCAACCTCAGCTTGAAGGATAGAGATACCCAGCGTCTTAAGCCCTTCACGCTCACCTAGCACAGCCTTATTAAGAATATCAGCCACATCAGCAGCGCTCTTAGTACCACCAGTCCAGTTAGACAGAGCACCAGACAGACCTACAACCTCCTGAGCCATACCCACAGCAGCCTCAGCGGTAAACCCCATAGGCTTAAGAAGATCAGCAGTAGAAGCAGCCACATTAAGCAGCGCCTCATCAGTCATACCAAAAGCCTCATTATTAGCATCAGCCCACTCAGAGACAACACCCAGATGATCCTCAAAGACCGTTTCAGCCTTAACGCGCCACTGCTCCAACTCCTGCCCAGACGTATACAAGCTACCAACAAACTGCCCAATCTCACGAGCAGCAAACGCCGTAGCCATAACCCCAGCCAGTTTACCAGCAGAGCCACCCAGCCCACCCAGCATACCCTTAGCCTTACCTACCTCTTTCTTTAGATTAGACGCATCACCGTTAATCTTAATCTTGATAGGTCTAGCCATAGCACAAGCCTCATCTCATCACAGGAGTACCCCTAGCATTACCACCAGGAGGATTACTAGCGCCCACGCGCCTATCCACTTCTTCACATAACATAGCGTACTGCCATAACTCAAGGTCACGAACCTCAGCCAGCGACAGGCCGAAAGTCTCCACCACACTAATTTTAGTGCTAAAGGAAGCCTTCTGCCTATCACTCACCAGGCCCGAACTTAAGAAGGGTCAGCACCACCCATAAGCTCAGAAACCTCAGATAGCTGCATCTCAGCAGTATCCTCATAAGCAAACTCAGGATCTTTACGCCTACCCATAATAAAGACAACAGCACGCATCAGCTTAACCTGAGACGCGTCCTCCATCTTATCCAAGCCCACACCCAGAATAGTCTCCAACTCCTCAGCCTCACCCAAAGTGAGAGTCTCAAAGTTAAACTGGTCAATATCTACAACATCCATAGTAATATCCTCCACGGTAGATAACAGCTATCTGCTGCTTATCGGTTTCATAGCTTCTCTAAGGAGACGCTCATACGTTGCTCTAACTTCATCTATACGCTTATCCAAAGCCTCATAAATGAAAGGCTGAGGAGTTATACCCTTAGCAGGCCAACCAAAGTGAATAGGTCCAGCGTACTTCACACCCTGAGGAGTACCCGCCTTAACATACCCAGCCTCACGCTGAGCCTGAGCACCAATAGACTTTCTAAGCCTACCAGTCTGCACAGGCACCAGCACCTTAGCCTCCTGAGCCACAACATCAGCAGCCTTCTTATTAGCAGAGCGTACCTCTTTCACAATATCCTTACGAGATACACGACTCATAGTACGCTGTATCTCACGTAAGCCCTCAACCTCCACCATACCCTTACCACGCCTAGCAGCCATAAGCCCTCCTAGTTACGCCTTAGCTAGAGCCGCCTCAAGAGCACCCCAGAACCTAGGCCCTACCACAATCTTACCATGATACCCAGAACTAATAAGACTATGATCCTTACCAAAGCTCAGCACAGCCCTACGAGTAGCAGAACCCCACACGCCATGCCCCACAAGACCATAACCCAAAGACCCAAGAGCGTCCTGCATAGCGTACACACGAGCACGCCTCCACGGCAACCGATTACGCCAATCACCCTCAGACAGCAGAGCGCTACCCAAAGAAGGCAAAGAGCGAGCCTGCACCACAGGAAGCACCACAACAGGACGCACCACATTAGGCACATCATTAGCCACAGGCAGACCCCTACGAATCCACTCAGTCAAAGCCTCACCAGGACAAGCAGTAGCCCACGCATCACGATGAGCCTTAACATTAAGCCCCCGACCCACATGAGCGTTAATCAAGTTAATCTGCACCTTGATAGCAGCCAGAGCAGCGATACTAACCTTCTGCCCCTGACCAACACCCACAAAGATACTATAACTACGCCCAGCTTCAGCAGGAGACGTAGCACCATCCTTATCATTAAACCCACGACCCTCAAAACGATTACCCTTATTGTCCACAAGGAACGAGTACGCAACATCACGATAATTAGAAGTACGAGTAGTCAGATGATATCGTTGAATAGCCTGAGGTAACTTAAAACCAGTCAAGTTAATCGGAGTACCATTGTAATGAATAAAGATAGACGTAACGCCTGCATCATCCATACGAACAGCGTTACGCTTACGAGGAGCAGCACCCCACTGAGAACGAGAAAAATAAGCCATAATTAGAACCTTTCATAAACCACGGAACACGGAAAGAACGGAGAGAGAGGTGCCGTGTCACCCCCCTCCCCGAACAATAAACGATGACTACAGAGCCGTATCAGTACTCTTGATAGTAGCAGTGATCATAGGATTAGAGCCGTCATGCATCACAACAAAAGGAAGCTCCTGAGTAGAAACCTCATCCATAGAAGCAGTAGGACTATCGCCAGTCCACTGACAAGCAGGCATATCCAGCTCAAACTCATAGGTATGCCCAGACTCAATAAGGCTAGCAGCCATGCTCCACTTAATGTTAATGCCCACAACAGTACCAGCTACCCACTCATCATAACGAGTAGTACCCTCAAAGTCTGCAGACAGTGAACCAGTGTAAGAAGGCACCCCAGAACGAACAGGAGCGCTCTTAAGCGTAGAAGCAGCCATATAGCGCCGGTCAGTTTTCATACCCAGATCAGCAGTCAAAGAGAAAGCATCAGAGTAACCATAAGCCACAGAGTCAATCTCAATAACCGCATTAGTCCACGCAAAAGGAGAAGATGCAGCAGGGTAAACCCCAGAAGCCTGAGCAGTAGACGTATCCACATCCTCGAAATCGTAATCGACATTAGCGACAAGAAGCCCACCAACATCCTGAGTAATACCCCAGCCAGTAGCACGACACCCATGATGAGTAAACTGCTGAACAGTACCATCAACCACAGGACGCACAACCTGAATCGTATACGAGTCAGTAGGACCAGCCTGATCAGTAGTATGAGCCTGAGTATACGCAGACGTAGCCGCAACCTGAGTAGGCCCAGCAACAGAGCCAAGAAGGCCCTCAAAGATCATACCCATACCCTTATTAAGCATATCAAACTCAAGCGAACCATTACCGCCCATGTTGACCTGCACTACACGATCAGAGCGTAACCCTTGATAGTCAGAACGTAGACCAGACGACTCAAGCCGCTCCTGCTCACGCTTAAACGAATCAGCCTTACCCTCAAACGATCTCGTAGGGGTAACAGGAGTACCGTACGTACTTTCTTTACCAATATGTATAGCACCGTTAATACTCATGATTCTAGCTTCCTATCTATAGGTTTCGTAGTAGTAGTAGGAGCAGGAACCCAGTCCCCACTACCTAAGATACTCTTAGCCTCATTAGCTAAAAGTGTTACTGAGTCCCCAGGAGAGACTAGCAGCGAACGTCCAGTAGGAGCTAACACAACATCAGCAGCTACAGAACCTTGATAAATGTATTTCTGCTTAGCCATCACGCCAGCCTTCCTCTAACTTGAATAGAGATTGTTACAGTGGTACGAGGTGTACCAGCATCACCAGAGAGATCAGTTTCCCACTCAAAAGTTTCAATAGATGCCCATATAATGCCATCTACAGAAAGAGTAGTATCCAGAGCTAATATATCTTCTACAGCGCCCACCATAGCAGCGCCTCGGATCTCGTTAGCAGAACAAGTACTCCTAGAAGCACACTGCACCACCAGCTCCACAAAGTAATCCTCATCACGCTTACGCCTACCACTCACCATAGCGTTAGGTTCGTTAATGCCGCTAGTTACAGAGTTACCCAGCCACACCAGCTCATCTCTACGATCAGCAGCAGGCTCACCGTACTCAACCTGCACACCAGCACCACCCAAAGACGCATCAGCCACTAGAGCAGCGAACAGAGCCGCTCTGAAAGCAGCAACAGTAGTATGAGTAGCCATATCAAGCCACCGACGGAGGACGAGCACGCCTACGAGTCAACACAGCATTAACCTCAGGCAGAGCAGTAGGCCCATGCTTACCACCAGGCTGAGCATTAAGCCTAAAATCGCCAGCAGCCGTAGTCATAGAAATAGCATTATCAGGAGCCTCAGCAGCCAGCTTCAGCACATACCATCGAGCCATACTACGAGCAGCCATCTCAATATCAGCAGGCACAGCAACAAAAGCGCCAGCAGTCACAACAATAGTAACATTCTGCCCAGCAACAGACGAGGTAAACGAGCCGGTATCACGCACCACCACACCACCAGGACGGACCACCCATCCAGACACATCAGACACAGCAACACCATCCACCGTAGCAGAAGTCACCGTAAGCAGATTAGCCACGTTAATAAACACACGATCAGAACCAGTACCATCCACAGTAACAGTGTGAGCCTTAGACTCAAAAGACGTACCACAATAATCGTCAATAATAGCAGCAGCCCACTCAATACCCTCGTTAACCATAGCATCAGTATATACTGAAGTCTCAGATAGTTTAGAAAGTGAGCGCACATCAGCCAAAGTAGTATAAGCCATACTGTAAGCCTCCTAGAAGCATTACGAGAAACAAAGAACAGAAGGAGAGGAGAGGAGGGGAAGCGTAGCCCACAAGCCACAGCTAAATACCCCCTCCTCATCCCACCCTTGTCAGGTAGAAACTACCTGATAATTACTTATTACGATGCCGCCATCTTGAGAACACGTAGACCATTAGTGTCTACGATATCACCATCGGCACGCATAAGGAAACGCCACGAAACGAGATCATTAGCAAAGCCATGATCATCGGAACGCTCAATACGAACAGCACCCGCAAGGCGAGCGTAGTAAGTACTGAAGTCACCGTATACAACACTCAGACCGTTAGCAGCCATATCAGCTACGTTACCGTCAGTGTGAACAGCTTTACCCAGCAAAGTGCTAGGAGCGCCAACAGTGGTAGCCGGTTGCCAGAGGTACAAGCCGTTACTATCTTTCAGCTTACGAACAGCAGCCAAAGTAGCATCACTCATCAAAAAGGCAGCGTTGCCTTGATACGGAGCAATGATTGAGTGCTGAAGGTCGATAAGCTCATCAAACGTAACAGCACCAGTAGCAGCAGCAGTAATACCAACAGTAGCAAGATCCACACCTGAAGGCTGGCTTGAGCCAGAACCCGTAACAAGGTGAGCATCTACGCCACGACCAAGAGCCGCACCACCCTGACGAGCAATGAAGTCCTCTACGTTAAACGCAGCATCAGTAAGAAGCTCACTAGAAGCCTGCACGATGAAACCGTACTTGTAAGCGTTAAGGCTAACAGTACCAAACTGAGGATCAGACTCACCAATAGTACCAGCTTCAGCAACAATAGCAGCAGCGCTGTAACTAGTAGTCTTAGGAATGTCAATCTGCTCACCACCAGCGGTACGAATAATCGTAGCCAACTGGAGAATAGGCGACTGCTCAACCATATGCTCTACAATCTTATTGTAAAGCGAAGTAGGAACAAGCTCAGCACCATCAGTAGAAGTACCAGCAGTAAGATCACGAGCTTCATACGAGCGGATCTCACCGCTAGCAAGTTGACCAACAGCAGCAAGCTCAGCAGCACGAGCTTCTTCATAACCAGCAGGAGCTACCGAATCAAAAGTCTCAATAGCTTCCAACTTAGCACGAGCCTCAACAGCCTTAGCTTCGCGATCAACGAGAGCAAGCCCACCGTTAATCTCACCATCCAGCTTACTAATTTCACCATCAAGGCGAACCTCAATAGCAGTTTCTTCAGCGCTCATGTCGCGACCTTCTACAAGGTCATGCAATTCACGAACATCATTTACAGCTTTATTGCGAGCGTCAAAAGCCGCACGAATAGAGTTAATCTCCATAGTATCCTCCTAAGGATAAAGGGAATCCTACAGCAGAGTTGCCATAGGTATTGCATATGCTGAGTGCCTATCGTGCGGCTCAGCGGTAAAAACGACGCCTCACAATGGTGAGTGGCTCAGCTTCCGCTTCACCGGCTCCACCATCAGAGGAGCTATCATTTCCAATACGTTCCTCTAGCTCACCCGCTGCAGCAGCAGCAGCAAGCTCATCTATATCTATATTATGATCCTGAGCTAAGCTCCTAAGAGCCACAGACGAATCAGGATAAGCAGGCATAGTCACAGGACCAACATCCCGCAACGCCACCTCCTGCAAAGAACGATGCGTACCAGACCAAGAATCCTTAATAGTACGGAAGCCAAAGCTAGACCCCTTAAGATCACCACGCTGCAACAATACCGCCACATCACGACCCAGAGTAGTATCAGGAAGATCCAACTCATAAGCCAGCCCACGATCATCCTTAGACAAACGCAACGTACCAGCAGACGAACGCCCCAGCAACTGCCCAACCTCATGATTAAACAGCCCCAACACATCAGACTCCTGAAGTGTCTTATCAAACGCTGAGCGCCCAACAGACTCAGTAAAGCCACCTATACTAATAGGCTGATCAAACACAGCAGCATAACCCACAGCAGTAAGACCTTCACCTGACTCAGCATCACGCAGCTCAAAGCCCTCATTAGTATTACGTCTTTCATTCTTCATTAGGTAACTCCTTAACATCAGTAGAAGTAGGAGCACTATTAAGAGGCACCCTATGTAACTTACCTGACCCATCAGGTATAGGAGGCAGATCCTCAAAGGCTCTAACCTCATCCAAGTTATAAATACCACGATCCAGAGCCGCACCATAAGCAGTAACCCTAGAAGCAAAGTCACCCCGTAGCAGATGATCCATACGCAACGAAACAAACAAACGATCAGCAGGATTACTACTAAACGCCTCAGTACGAGCCAACCACGTAAACGCCTCCTCAATACGCTCCACCCAAGGACGCAAAGAATGAGTCACATAATTCTGAGTCTGCTCAGCAAGACCAGAACCCCACGAGGTAGACCCAGAAGCATCCTGCAACAAGTGAGGAGGCACAGCGAACACACGAGCAATATCAGCAACCTGAAAAGAACGAGTCTGAAGAAACTGAGCCTCATCAGGAGCAACAGACAAAGCACTAAACTTAGCGCCCTCAGTCAACACAGCCAACTTACCCGCCTTACTACTACCCTTATGGACACTATTCCAAGACTCTT